GTCGCCTATGTCTGGTGCGGAGCTCTGCACGGCGACATCGTCGCGGCCGATCTGGCCGCCTGCGGGTTCCAGCTTCGCGCGCAGATCATCTGGGTCAAGCAGCACTTTGCCCTAAGCCGCGGTGATTACCACTGGCAGCACGAAACCTGCTGGTATGCGGTGCGTGAAGGCAAGACCAGTCATTGGCAAGGCGACCGCACGCAGACGACGGTGTGGGAGATCGCCAACAACAACCCGTTTGGCAACCGACAGCGTGAGCAGAGCTTGGGGCACGGCACTCAGAAACCGGTCGAATGCATGCGTCGTTCGATCATCAACAACAGCCGCCCCGGCCAGGTGATCTATGACCCGTTTCTCGGCTCGGGCACGAGCCTGATCGCCGCCGAAATGACCGCCCGGATGTGCTGCGGCCTCGAGCTCAACCCCGCTTATGTCGATGTGATTGTACAACGTTGGCAGGCCTTCACTGGCCGCACAGCGCGGCATCAAGCCTCCGGTCAAACGTTCGAGGAACGTGCCGACAGGCAGGGTCCCGCTCAATTAGGAGCCGCCCATGGCTAGAAAGGCATTTGTTGTTAATGAGAAGATGCGCGAGCAAGTGCGGCATTTGACTGGTATCGGTCTCCGGCAGGAGCACATCGCCAAGATCATCGACTGCGCGCCCAAGACATTGCGCAAGCGCTTTCGTGATGACCTCAATCGCGGCGCCGCCGCAGCTATTGCTACGGTTGCCAATAATTTGTACGCGGCCGCCAAGGGGGGCAATGTCACGGCGCAAATCTTTTATTTGAAGACGAGGGCCCGCTGGCGTGAGGGAGCGGCGCCAGCTGATCCAGTTCCGGACAATGATGCCGAAGCGAATTCACGGGCGGTCGTCGTCCTGCCCGATAACCAGCGAGATCCCGAACTGACACGGATTTTGCAAGAGGCACAAGAGAAATACTATGCGAGAAAACGGCGGCGGTAACTGTCAGGACTGAGGACATAATTGATGCACCTCAACGTCAAAGGTTCGTTCGAGATAGCGACCGCATGCGACTGACAGAGGGGTTCTTTGCAATCAAGGATTTACAACCGGCCGCTCCTTCAACGTTAACTGCACAGCAGAACCTAACAACCAAATGCTATTTAGCAACCAGCGATGAGCATTCTGGCCCTATATGCGAGAACACAAATTAGAGGACGAAGCGGACCTGTGCCGCCCGAATTCGCCGTGAAATTTCTTCCTATTAGCAGTCGTAACCCGCTGGCCAATAAAACCGCGGTGGCGCGGGGGGCATGACAATGTCGACATCCTCCACAGCAACGATCTCGGGGCAGCCCGGACCGCAGACCGAGTTTCTGCGAACGTCTGCCGACATCTGCATTTACGGCGGTGCGGCGGGTGGCGGTAAGACGGTCGGACTGATCTTGGAGCCGCTGCGTCACGTTACCCGGGTCGCGAACTTCACCGCCGTATTCTTCCGACGCACGATGCCCCAGATCACCAATCCCGGGGCGTTATGGGACGAGAGCCTAAAATTCTATCCGCGGGTCGGTGGGATCCCGCACCTCGGAGTGCGCGAATGGCGTTGGCCTCGCGGCGGCAGGATTAAGTTCGCGCATCTGCAGCTTGAAACCACCGTCTACGACTGGCAAGGTGCTCAGATTGCTTTGATCTGCTTCGACGAGCTGACGCACTACACGGCCCATCAATTCTTCTACATGGTCAGTCGCAACCGCTCGACCTGCGGCGTGCGGCCCTACATCCGCGCGACGTGCAACCCGGACGCGGACAGCTGGGTTGCCAACTTTCTAGCGTGGTGGATTGACGAGGAGAGCGGGCTTCCGATCCCCGAGCGGGCTGGCGTGTTGCGTTATTACATCCGCGTTGCGGAAAAGCTCGTTTGGGCCGATCGACCCGAAGAGTTGATGCAACACCTGCCGCAGCCGGAGGACTTCCCGCCAGGCGTCGACACCCCGCAACCGATCAGCGTCACCTTTATTCCGGCGAGGGTGATCGATAACCCCGCTCTGTTGCAGGCCAACCCGCAATATCTCGCTTGGCTGCTGGCGCTGCCCCTGCTCGACCGCGAGCGGCTGTTGGGCGGCAATTGGAAGATCCGGCCGGCCGCGGGGCTCTTCTTCAAGCACGAGTGGTGTGCGGTTGTTGACGCGGCCCCGGCCGATCTCGATGTGGTCCGTTATTGGGATCTCGCCGCAACCGAAAAGACCGAGTTCAACGATCCCGATTGGACCGCAGGCATCAAGCTCGGCCGCGACAGAAATGGCGGCTACTGGCTCTTGAATATGGTACGCGGGCGGGCCAACCCGGGCGACGTCGAAAAATTGTTGCTCAATACCGCTGCACAGGACGGTAAACGCGTCCGCATCGGGTTTGGCCAGGATCCAGGGCAGGCCGGTAAAAGCCAGGCGCTTCACTTGGTCCGGGCGCTCAATGGCTTCACTGTAACTGCGAGCCCGGAGAGTGGCGACAAGCTCACACGGTTCGGGCCATTCAGTTCGCAGTGCCGTGCCGGCAACGTAAAGATCCTGCGAGGTCCGTGGAATGAGGAGTTGTTTCGCATTCTCGAAGGGTTCCCCGATCTCGCCCATGATGACGAGGTCGACGCCTGCAGCGGAGCCTTGGAAATGCTCAATGTCGAAATGAAGGGCTGGGGCATTTTCGAACTCTATCGTCAACGGGCCGAGAAGCTCAAAGGGCCGACAATGACGACCTGGGTGCGCCTCCGGCCACCACCGGGCAAGGAGGTTGGGGGCTTGTATCTCGGTCCACAACGGGACTTCAGAATACGGGCGGATGGCACGTTTGATCTCCCCGCCGAAGATCCAAAATTTTTGATCGAAGACGGTTGGACCAAAATCGCAGAATGGACCTGCGAGGACGCAGCTGGATGCGTCATGAAAACACCGAGCATCCGCCCCGACTAGGGAACGTCTCTCCAGGCTGCACTACGCGGACAACGGACCGACACGAGATCATGCAAGGGGTGCTGATCCATCTCCCACCCCGATGCTCCGCTATACCGCGCAACAGTCGGCCGGTGGTGGGCTCGACCAACGGTTCGGCTTCTTGCAAGCGCGAGTGCCTGCGTTACAGCGGCCGGCATCCATAAGCCGCGATCCTGACCGAGCAGCGCTCGCCCGTGGCAGCGATGGTGGTTTCGGCGGCGGTGACTGTCGCCGAAGAGGTGCCGCCGCTCAGTCCCGCTAACAACCATATCGTCCTGGGGACTTCCACGCGCGCCTCCGGCGAGCCGTGCGGACTAACAAAACGCACAAAGAGGAGGGCGACGAACTCGTGTTTGTCACGATTAAGCCGAGGTGGTACCCAACGTAATTGAGAGTGCGAGGGAGGAACGGTATGGACGTCACGATGGCTGCCTCTAGATCCCGGTCGCGCGAGATCTCGGTTGCCGCAGGTAAGCCGTTCCTGCGGGGAATCATGGGCGGCGACAGTTTGCTCGCCTTCTTTGAATATCCGAAAGGAATTGCTAGGGTTGACCGCGACGCGATTGGCGCGATGCAGCACGTCTCATTTGCCTGCGGACCGAGGCGGTATCACGAGATATTGAAGCGACTGAAAGCCAATGGGGTCACGATAAATGCAGGTCCGCTCCTAGTGATTCCCCCGGCGATTCAATTGGCCGGCGCCGAGGCTCAATTCGGCTCATACCGGTCCCCAGGTTCAGCGTGGTCAGGTCGCGCTGTTTCGAGACGCGGGTGTCCTGGATTTAAATGTCACCAAATGAGGAGAGTGTGAAGCGCGTCACACTTCGAAATGTTTTTGCGCTTGTCACCCGCCGTCCACGGGCGGCCCGATTTTTTCCCTGTACAAGCCTATACCTCGTCACTGGTACCGAATTAGCGCCACGCGAGTTCTTCGAGGATGCGCGCCCGGTTGCGCTCGCGGGCAGCTTCACCCCCGACCTTAGCGGCGACCATCGCCACCGCGCGGATGACCTGCGTCTGGCCTGCAAGCTGGTACGGATCGAGTTTGTCGGCAGGCCAGGAAAGGTACTCGTGCATCCGGTCGAGGCTGAGCCCGAGAAGATGCTCACTCGAACCAGCGATCGACATGGGGGCTACGCGCGCATACGTACGGACACAGAAGCAGGAAAGAGCGTCCTCATAGGTA